CGCTTTCCCAGCACTACCCGTCGGACAACACACTGATGGATTTTTGCTACGCCTTTGGGGCCCAATTTTTATACTAACACATTTTACAATCCAGGGCTCCCGTTAGGGATTTAGGATGTTAGTTCTGTTTACTCGCTGACGTCAGGAAGGCGTCCCTAAACCCATCGAAACCATTCAAAGATGGAATCGTTGCTTCCGCAGCCGTAACCATGGCTGGTGTATACCCAAAGGCGTAGCAAAAATCCATCAGTGTGTTGTCCGACGGGTAGTGCTGGGAAAGCGACCCGAGGGCGAGCGAGTGGAACAGTCCAGAAGTGATCAGTGGCGCAGTAACAGCGCTTTGCCCAATCTCCCCCAGTCTGCCCAATATAGGCACCCCCGAATACACTGTGGCGTATGCGCGGCAGTTGGCTACCACATAAGCCCACGCACTAATGGGCTCGCGCATATGAATGTGGGATCCGATGGACATAAACACCTTATCGGGGGTTTGTACTGCCATTGGCACCTCACCGTGCACATATAGCATCCCCTTCTTGTTAATCAGCTGTTCTAGTACATCTTTCTCCACACGTACTCTTATATACTTCGACTGGCACCACTCCACGTCGAATATTGTATGTGCAACTTTATCGAGCTTCATTTCGTGTCCACAGCGCAAGAAAAAGAGCGGAAGTTCGCGCTGAACGAATTCAAGATCGTCGGGGTGAACGAAGACCAGAGAGTCGTCTCCATCAATACAGGTATCCCATCTTTTGGAGATGCCGGGCCGGTGCTTATTGGCCCACTTGAAGAATGCACACTTCATAGCAGCAATCGTCCAGCAATTGCCACATCCCGTCTGCATGTCTCCAGACATCCTACCGCCTCTCAATATCCACTCGGCGGATCCGTAGGTACCCCTGTTAATCGTGCACAATTCACCCACTTCTTTGAGGTACTGTTCATAAAGGTCGTAACTCTGTGAGATAAAGTCGTCCCACTCCGCATTGATCAAATCTTCCGTGCAGTGGGCATCATAGCCTGTGCAATCGGTTGGAATGATTAGCGGATGTACGCCGAATCGCATTATGAACCAGTCAATCTTGTTTTGGAGCAATATACCACGTTGTACTTTGTTGTAACTCTTTCCAATCATGTGGTTTTTGAAGTAAGGACAATCACCGGGATAGTATTCTCGCATGTTGCCCACTCCAGTAATCCCGTTGACAAACTGCTCCAAAGGCTTAATGAAGCACCCATTGACAAGATTAAACTTGGGATGTCTAGGGGATATATTGCGTGGGAACTTCTCGGGATTAAGCATCTCAACTTTGGCAAAGTTAC